CTAATACTTTATGCACGGAAGCCAGGAGATATTTTTAGGGCGATTTTCGCTAGCAGTTGGAACTAAGTCGGCTGCATTTAGCCTTAACGTTTCGTGATTTACTCCAACTGTTGACCCTGAAACTTGAGCGGGCGCTGAGTCTGAAACTGAAAAAACACCTGTAGGGGTTACAGGTCTACCCAAAATATCAACAGTCCCCGTTATATTCCTTATCGCATCTTGCTGTACTGAACCAATTACACGCCCTGAGTCAACTCCTTTACCCAGGTCTGCATAGCGCGGGAATAATCCGCGAGGATCTGGAAGATTGAAGGTTGTGGTTCCATTACCGGATCCATATTTAGTGCCAATAACTGCAAATAATCTAGCGTAAGTAACTCGACTAACAGCTAGTCCATTTGCGAGAAGCCATCCTTGAGGCGGATTATCTCCCGAGAACTCACCGATAAAACCTGTCATGTCATTATTCGTATTCAACGTTTCATCTGTAATATTTATTCCGTCGCAAAACAATCGTGAAACTAACCCTTGAGTAGCTACAAAACCAGTTCCAGCGGCGGTTCTACATGTTACTGTAAAATTACCTGAGCAATTATTGTGGACAATCCACGATTTTATCCATGCTGGGAATATCAAATTTATATTCCCAGTTAGGTTTCCTGATAAAATAATTCTGTCTTTTGCTGCTTGTAGAGAACTCATTGTTACACTTGAGTTACTCAATCCTGATATTTGAGTAACGCCGTAGTTATTTAGTGGAACCCATCCGGTATTAGCGCCAACTGGAGACTCTGGACTATTAGCGTTACCTTCATTTATGTTTAGCCACTGTCCAGTGAAATCTGTTCTGGGGACAATTGCACCGCGAGGATACCCGGATATGTTTGTAGAAAATTCGGCATTGTAAGGATATGTCATCCCTGCGTTGTACCACTGCTGTTGAAGTGTAACTGAATACAGCAGTCCGTTCATGTCCCTTCCGCTGGGTGGCAATCCTCCAGCGCTTATTGGCTGCATGGTCACAGGAGGGAATCCACTATCAAAAGTTGCCGTTCCGTTATTTAACGTCGCCGGAGTTGAATCAACATCTATAGTGTTTTTGTTACCATTGACCGCAAATGCTTTTAAAATTCTTGATGGTAAATCTGATGAGTTCATTTTATACCTGCTGCACGATATTAACTGTTACCCCAGCAGGCGCTGGGAGCGCACCGGAGCTTTGTACGATAGCAAGCTCGGATGATGTCAGGACAAATTCGAATACGTAGCTAATAACCATATGGCTATCTACTCTTACGTAGCATTTACCTCGCTCGCTAAACATAAACATGAGTATTTTATTCAGGCTTGGAATTGTGCAGTCTGAGATATTCGCGGCGGCTTTCATCATGATGACCTTTCTATATACGTCATCAGTAAGCGTTACTGTGGTGGTTGCTTGTGATCCTGGGTAAAAAGGAGCCTGGTTAAATGGCGTTGGGTCATCAACTACTGGCGGGTCTGATTTGGCCTCCTGAAATCCGAAGAATATCTTATTTTCATCAACGGTAAGTTGTCGGCTTACAACTACTATCTTACCCCATACATCCAACCCGTATGAATTAGCAGTTTTAATATTCCAGATCATGTCGTAGAAATCATCAATGAAATCGTCAATCCCCACTGCTTCATTAAATGAGTAGATAATTGATTTTAATTTATTGCTCGCTGCGTACTGTCTGAGTATCGTGTCAGATGCATTAATCATACGATGTTCACTGTAATGTTTGATGCGTCGAGTGTTGGTATCTCGTCAATTCCGAATGATGCTGATGTTTGATACGTGGTGCCGTTACGGCTAATGGTGATGCTAAGAATATCGATATTGTTCTGGTCAATATTCTGCACGCCTGAGTAATAGCGACCAGCAAATATGGTAGATCCGATTCTGGCGCGTGTTCCGCCATCTTCACCATTGAGTGCATTAATTATCGCGGTGCGTGCATCTGAAACGATGGTGGCTGGCATGGAATCGTTCGCGGCCAGTTCAACCGTGAAGTGCACGTTAACCGGCGTAGGCGTCTGCCATTTGATCTCGTATTCAGGGTAAGGCTGCACATAATTTTGGCTATCGACCACTGTATGAGTGGTGGAGCCCATCATTGCCGGGCCAGGGCAGAGCTTTTGAAATATCGCGTTCGCAATATCCTCCGAAGTCCCTCCATACACGCACACATAGATAGAGTGCGGTTCTAGTGTGTAATCTGTGAATCCCTTATCTACCGCGGCACCGGTGTTGTTCTGCGTCACGTAGGCGTCGGTCACGCCACTAACCGCCAGTACGTTTGCATAGATTGCTGATAACTGGTTGTTAGCATTACCGGCTACCGACTGGCGGCGGCGATACTCAAAATTAGCCCTTCCCTCGACTTCATTACCCAGCACTCCCGCTGCGGTGTTGGTGATGCCTGACCACCCTGTGATAGCGCGGTAAATCTTGTTCAGCGCACCGATCGGGCAGGCGATGGCGCCAGTAGACTGATTTTGAAACACCACGCTTACCGAACCGGACGCGGGGATTGTCGCATCTGCCAGAGAGTAATAAAGGTAACCGCTTGCGTCCTGCGCAATGCTTCCCGATGGAATGACCGTGCCAACCAGACCCGTGCAATTAGCCGTTACAGTGGTACCCAGTGCCGGAATACGGTCGATAAAGTAAATCTGTCCGATTCCGTCCTGCATCCTACCTTCAGCGAAATCCGGGTTTACCTGGTTAACCAGCCACGCAAGATTATCGTTCTTATCACCGATAATCGCCGTGTCGCTCATGGCAATCTGCCCCTGCGGCGTAGTCAGGCTTTTACTCATCCCGCCGCCGAAGGCTGTGTCTAAATCAGTAAGGCGCCCGTTGAGAATATCTATCTCATCCGGCACAGATACACCGATGTTAGAAAGCGTCACTGACGGAACGGCAGTGCTTACTGTTACTTCAGCCATTGTTACCTCAGAATTGGATCGTGGTTTGAACGTTGTTCGTGTCAGTGATAGTCATGACGCCGGATGCAATGCGATCAGCGTTACCGACTGTGGTTGTGCAGAAAGCCGACTGGACGTATGGGAGTTTTTTAGCCTCGGTAGCCATCTTGGTGTTGATAAGCTGAGTGCCGGGCCAGTGGCCTAAGATTCGCTCGTAGTAAGGCAGGCCAAGCGTTGTGTCGTACCATGCTTCACCGAGAAACGTAGAGCAGGCACACGCAACATCTTGAGCAACGGCGTAGGGATTGGCGGTGATAGCCATATCGCCGTTGACATCAAGCTCTATGTCCCATTGCTGAGGGTGCAGATAGAAAGATTTGCTTATCATGGATAGAAAACCATTGGTTAAATATCAGCATTTATGAAATCCCGTTTAGCCGCTATGTTGCTTTAAACAGCAGAATGGGGATCGCCATGGACATCAAAATTGCCTGCCCGGAGTGCGGCAGTGAACGCATCAAAACGAGCGCCGAAATCCACAGCCTGGACGATCTTGTTGGTACCACCTGCGACGAATGCGGAAGAGAAATCAGTAAAGACGATGTCATCGCACAGGCTAGAAAGCTCGCCATGGATGCGATCAGGGATTCCATCGGGAAATCGTGATAGAACCTCGTCACTAAGCGATTTCACCTTTTCGGTAATCTTGGTTGTGTTTATCGAGAGAGTTGCTTGCATGATTTTCTCCGGGCGTAAAAAAACCCGCCGAAGCGGGTTATTAAAGTTATGTATGGGAATAACAAAAACCCACCTGATGGTGGGTCGGTTTTTATCTCTGATAAACCTTTATCAGTTCATCAAAATCTATTCCATCACTGCGCACCAAATTTGGAAGCGTCGGGATGAATGCAGTGGGTACCGACTGGCAACTCCCCATCGCCTGTGTGAACATTGCTGCTAGGGCTGCATCCCCCTGAATGTATGCCTGCCGGAAACTTACTGATGACGGAGAAAGAAAAGATTTAACGTAAGGTGTTATGTCATCAACCATAATATCCCTTCCAAATCTCTTCGCGTTTACCTCTGCTCTGTAAGCTTCATCACTCGGAGAAAATGCGGCCACCGCCGAATAATACCGCATGTACGTGATCGCTTCGCAAGCCTGTTCTAAGGTCAGCTTTTTCTCTACATGAGAAGGTTTTAAATCAATGGCGTTTCTTACCACCATGTAATATTTAGAAGACACATCGGTGCGGCATTTGAAGTTTTTGCAATTTTTTACCTGAAGGTCATAAAGCGTATTTAGAGATCTCAATGACGAGTTACCAACCATCACCCGATTAGCATCATTCATGAGGTTGGCTACATTTTTTTTAATACTTGCGTAGCTCTCACATGCAAATTTTTCGTTTTCATCACTTTGCTGGCAACTAGCAGAAATTGAGGGTGTGGAGGCGAAAATCAACGAAACAAAAAATGCGTACCGAATTATTTTTGTCATCTCACAGTGGCCCTTGTGTGTTTGAACCACCTGATTCTACCCCACCGTGTACGTGTGTCGATAGTGCAATGCCGTTTCCTGTGATCTCGCCCGTTGCGGTGATGCCTCCTCCGAACGTGGCGTTACCTGCGAATGTTCCTGCCCCCTGAGTTAATTGACCATTAGCCTCAATAACGGGAGCGTTTAGAGATATCTTATCCTCAGCATTTACGATCACCGCGTTCCCATTAACGCTCACCACCAGCGGGGAAACAATGTCTATCCCGTCATTAGCAAATTTTACGTACTGACTAGGCTCAGCATTTAGAACTCCACCAAGGTAAATGGCGTCTGAGTAGCTATGAGTCCGATTTGATCCAGGCAGCGCTGATTCTTTTGTGGCTTTTACAGATGAAATATCTCTGTCGCAAATGGCGATAAGACCGATATCACCTTCTACCGGTGGCATAATTACTGCGCTAGCTCCGCGTTGCAATCTCCAAACTGGCACGCCTGATATCACAGAGTTTGGTATGCGATCACCGATGCCGGTAAAGCCATCTACCATGGGCTTTACTGAAACTACCTCTCCATCTTCGCTTACCGCCATCACCAATGCTAAGGTTATAAAAGATTTACCCATCAGAAACTGATGCATTAAGAATTGCTGAGCATTGGCATCCGTGGCGGTGTCTTGTGGCCTGGTTGTAAGTAGGTTCATTATTGCTTCACCGTTATGTTACCCATAGAAGCCCAGCCGATCGTTGTCCATGGCCCACCCTCTGTCCAGGTAGATAGATTGTGAATTGCTGATTGAATGGTATAAATACCGCTCCCGTTCGGAAGAGACGTTTCTATCTGCACTTTTCTTCCACGCAATATCAGGTCACTGTACTGGCATTGAAAGTTTATCCCGTAGTTACTGAAAACAGGGTAGCCAATAAGCCCATTACCAGGTGAGACTAGCGGAATTATGTCATCTACATTGCCATTCTGATTCCATATGTAAACGACGCCTAGTCTGATGTCCAGATTGATCCCTGCCGCGTGGGCGCACTGGTGTATCTGAGATATTGGGTTCCCTTCGAAGTATGGGTTCTCCAGCTTAGCTAGCACCCCGTTATTTACTACTCCATAGCCAATGCTTGCGGCAATGGTAGTAATTATTTCCGCCACACTGGAGACACCATCGCTAGAGAAAGGCGCAGCTTTTACTGATTGGTCAAACCCTGTTGCGAAAGCACTGATGATTAATGGCACATCTGGCATTTGATTGAGATCGGCGAAGCAATTAGTTATAGAGCCAAAGAAAATCGGCCTGTCATCAGCCCAAACTTTCATCATATTCTGCTTGGCGCCATTCAACTGAATTCCCTTGTAACTTAGGAGCGCCATTTTATCGATGCTCAATCCGTAAACTCTGGCTTCCAATGCAGTACCGGTAATGCCTCCGTACGCTCCAATTTCCACCTGTGCTTTCACGTTATTCAGAGTAAGGATATTGTTCCCGCTTTCGTCAAAAGCGCCTTCTTTCAGGGTGAACTCAAATTTAAGCGTTCTCTGCTTGTATGTCATACGGCCATCTCTTCAGCAGTTGCATAGAACAGCTTGAACCGAGTTCCCAACTGGTCATAAACCGGATCATCACTGCCTATAGTGTCAGCAAAGAAAATTTCACCTTTGAATTTCAGGTATGGATACCGAACTATTTTGTTGCAGTTCAGGCACGGCACGCCCTGTGCTATCCATAGATTATCCAGACCTACATCCATAAATAGCCCGGTAGAACGCTGAACAATACGCAAGTTTACCGCCTGACCAGCAAGAGTAATGCTTACCTCCTGCGCCTTTATGGGGTTTAACGATATCGTCTGCATTAAGACAGCCCCTTAGCTAACTCATCAACGGCAGAGGACAGATTATTTATTGCTGAAGTTGCGGATCCATTTATCGCGCTGGTTACGCCAGATGTGGCGTTGCTAACAGCACTGGTAATGGATGTAGCTACTGTATCTGCCGCACTGGATAATGAATTTTTTAATCCAGTAAGCGCAGATTTCACTTCATCAAGCGTTGAGTTTGTCGCGGTGGAGTTGGAATTTTCGGTAACTGTGCTTGCTGATTTACTCGTTGAGTTTCTTGTTGTATTGCTATTCGCAGTGGTGCTAGTCAATGTCACTTCCGCTTCTTGTAAAACGGCCTGGAATATAGCCTCTACTGTAAGCAGGGTGACATCTCGATCTGACGTACGGTAGTTGTACCGTATCAGGTCATAATCTTCATAAGTGGTGTCTGGAGTTTCAATGTCATATATATCAGCGCTATCAATCATCGTGTCCAGTGCTTCCAGCATATCTGACCGACTGGTGAGCGTGAAGTTTGTAAGATTAGGAATGCTTCCGCTGTATCCTGTCCATCCCTCTAACGTGAACAAAACTCGCAATATAGGGGGGCGTTTTACTTTGTTAAATGATGAGTACGATCCATTTTCGATTGGAGCAGAAACTACAGAGGCGTCAGCGCCATACTCCACTCCGAGGAATGATGTAGGTGATAGCGCCTTTTCTCCTGACTTTAGATAAACACCATACCCAGGCGATAGCGTGCTGTTAATGATTGAGAAAATGTTTCCGCTGTTTATTGCACTGAGTATCGTTGTTTCATTCAGTGAAAATGCCATGATTACCCCTGACCCGACATGGCCGGAGTAACCAGCCTATTACGTTGAACATTTCTTTGAATGTCTGCACCGAGAGCGTTTGTGTTATTGGCAGAGGTATTCATGTTAACCTCACCAATGTTTATCTCAGTTTTACTTCCAGATCCGTAACTTCCGTGATTCCCTCCCCTCATTGCAGAAGATGCGGCCCCAACCTGAATTCCACCCATCACCTTTGGGATGTAGTTCAGCGTCTCATCTGGCGCATTCATTAATCCCTTTTTCTGAACGTTACCTATACCCCAATTATAAGCTCCGAGTGCTTGCACGATATCCCCGCCAGTTGAGTTAAGTAGTTGGCGTAAATATTTTGCGGCGGCACTTGCAGATTTTGATGGGTCAAAGACGTCCCCACCAGAAAGGCCCATATCCTTCGCCGTTCCATCCATAAATTGGAATAACCCTTTAGCGCCAGCGCTTGAAATAGCGAATTTATTTCCGCCAGACTCCGTGGCTGCTATAGATCGAAGAATTCCATCAGGAAGGCTGTATTTTGCTTCTAGGCTAGCAAACTGTGAAGACATGAACCCCAATAGAGCATTCCCCTTTTCTGATAGTTTAGATACTCCACCTTTAGGCATGGTCCCGTAAGCGTCGTAATAAGTATCAGGTTTTTCCAATCCGGCAATCCAGTTGAAAAATCTATTTTTAGGTGAGTCTTTATCTGATTCTTTTTTTTGACTTCGATTTACGAGATACTCGCCAATACTAACACCCTGATTCTTTGCATCATCTTTTGTGGTTGCAATCTTATCCCACGCACTTACCGCCGCTATCGCAGTTATTAGTGGACCAAATCCTTTAGACACCTTGTCGATGGAGGCTAGCATACCAAGTGACCATTTACCCACCATGAACGCCAATAGAATTTCTAGTGCGTTTTGCCACCCACCGACCGAATCCACGACCTTATTAATCTCAACGGCGGAATCAGAGAAAAATTTTTCTATCTCTGGCCCGTGTGTTGAAATCCAGATACCTAACTTTTCGATTAGTGGTATTAGCTTTTCTACATAAGGGATCAGCGCTTCGTAAAGAACCTGCGCAGCAGCAGAGAAGTTCTGCTTCATTTCTTCTAATCGGCGATTGAACTCTAGCGCCTTTTTTGTCGCTTCATCAGTCGCTTTTGATATTTTAGTGAAATGGTCGGCATCCCTAACCAAAGATCCACTAGCTAACCCCTGCTGAGTGGCATTATCGAAACCAAATTCAGATCCAAACCTGCGCTGTGCGTCCTTGCTCAGCCTCCCCCAGTTGGATGCAATCTTCCGCATAATTGCTTCGGAATTGTCGTTATCGTAGTCAAAATTGGCACCTGTCGCTGCGCCAAAGTTAGCCAAAGTACCAAATAGAGGGTCGCCTTGAGCACCGCCAGTGCGTATTTTAGTTAGCGTGCTCTGGAATGACGCTAACGCTCCAGACATTCGCTCTGCGGTAGAACCAGCAGCGGCGGCTGCTCTTTCCCATCCATCTAGGGATTTAGCTGACATATCTAGTGACCTAGACTCAATGCCTAGTCGCATCAAATCTGAGGTCATATTAGTGATGAAGGTTTTAATTCCCTGAGCCGATAGCGTCACTCCAACCAGCGCAAGTAATTCCGTGCGAATTGAACCAAAGAAAGAAGCCGCTCTTTTACCTGCTGCCTCCATATCTTTAGCGGTCTGATCTGCTCCCTTTCTGGTGTCATCCAGACCTTTTTTTACTTCCGACTGACCTTTCTTAAATCCTGATGAGTCAAGCCCAAGAGTAACAACTAATGAATCAATAATGGTTGCCATTAGACGCGCTCCTGAGCATTGTTTATGACCATTTGGTTGTAATTATCCACGGTGATAATCTCCAGCCACCACCACAAATCCTCTACGCCAAGAGACGTGCTTAGCTCTGTCAGCGAGCACTTGCCCGACGACATCACAGTAGCGATTGTTTTTGGCACGTTGGCGTAGTCAGCGAGGCCGTGAACCTGCTGGCCCATAACGGGAGGAATGTCTAGTTGGCGGCGGCTGTGAAAAAATCGACGTGTAGCTTGAATACTTCTGAGCGCAATTTGAGGCGCGTTACCACTTCTTCAGTGTCATCCTCAATCAGTGCACGCTTGATACTCTGGTTTGATGGGTCAGGCACGGATTGAACGCATTTCATCAGTTCATCCAGCAAAGGCCGCGCTTCTTCTGGGGAAATCTGCGCAACCATTTCCAGCCCTACTTTAGCCATGCCAGCCATCCCCATATCGGAGAAATTCTCCGGCAGGTTTACGCCGTTCTTCGCCATCGCCAGCCCAGCGCGGATAGCCCACCATTCAGACTGTGTCGCCGACATTTCGCGGATGTGGAATACCTTCCCCTTATCGCGCCCTTCACTCTCTACAGTGTAGTAAATCTCTTTACGTGCCATGTTATGCCTTATGCCTGATAGGATTCGCCAACAACATTTTCCCAGTTGATCTGAAATGTCATCGCCTGCAATACGCGGTTAGCATCAGGAATTGCTTTCGCGCGTTGCAATACGCCATTTGTCAGAGTGAATTTCCGGCTAATGGCAGGCAGGATGATTGTTGCGTTGCAGCGGAATACCGCCTTTGAGGTCAGTGACGTTAACTGCCACGTTTCGAACAGTTCACGAGACGGGCTATCAGGCATGATGGTGATAGTTTGCAGGTATTCGCCGAACACGAAGCCAGCCGACAACTTGCCATCAGCGCCACGGACAGAAACCGCCATCTCCGTATCACCCAGGGCAAACATCGCGTCAGCCGCGTAGCCTTGCAGCGTCTGAGCGCTTGGGAACAGGTTTGTAACAGTAAGGGCAAAAATTGAATCAGCACTCGTAATAGTGTTAGCCATCATTGCACCTCAATGCTTGCAAGAGTGATTTTCTGTACACAACCGCCGTCGCAGTACCAAAGAGTCATGCTGGGGCTGGTGCGCTCCTGACGCTGCGTAGGGGTGGCGTCTGCGATAAACAGGTAATACCCCTTAGCGATGAGCGAAGGAGAAATATCAGAGCCTACAGCATTCTGAATTTCAGAAATCTGAGCACTGGACAGTGACACGCCAGTTCGAATGCCGCCGAACGCAATACCCTGATTCAACGTGTCAGCAAAGGAAGCCTCAATGATGGCCTTGCCTGCGGCGTTGTACGGGATGCTGCGGTTGGACTGGAATAACTCGATACCGTCTTGCATCAAGTTGGCGTTTAACCAAATCTGGAAGCAGAAGGAGTCAACCCACTTGAAATCGCCGGTGATCGTGCCATCAGCCCAATAGCGGGTATCGTACTTATTGGCCGAATATTCACCGTAGAAGTTGTAATGGTTGGCAATCAGCGCATCGTAATCAGCCGAAGAATCAACCGTGGTTAGCAGCCCAGAAAGAGAGCGAAACTTGAATGGTACGCGCCCCTCAAGTCGGTCAAAGTCCAATGATGCGGCATAACCCAGCACGGAAGCGGTGTGTTCTTTGCCACCGTACACCATGATGACGTTCGAGTAATCGTTAACGGTGATGACCTGATAGGCCAGCGTTGACGTAGAGCCAGCAACCAGCGCAGCGCCTTCATCGGTATAGGTCACGTAGCCGAAGCGATAATTCTGACCATTAGCCCATTTTGAGAAAGCCAGCGCCTGCGCAATATCAGTATCAAACGCCGTAGTGAACAGCGCCCAATTCTGAGATTTGTCCAGAATGGCCTGCATCGCATCAGTTACTACGACCGTGTCTGCGCCCTGAGAAATCACCGCGCCATCAGTAGCACGGAGTTTCAACCCTTCCGCCAGCGTACCAGTTGCATAAGTGATATTGCTTCCGTCACCTTCGGTTGCTGAGGTGATGATAAACGCCTTTTGCGTGGTGTCGTATTCAACAACTACGCTTGAGCCTAATCCGGTTTCAATCAGATCGGCAGCATTCGCAAAGCTGGTCGCGCCGCTAAGGTTAATGTTTGTCGATGTTACCTCCGCACCGTCTACCGTCAGCGTCAACACACCGCTAAGCAACTTCAGGTCATCCAGCGTTACCGCAGCAAACGAAGCAGAACGTAACCATGCGGCCACATCTTCGTTGTTGAATCGCGCAAACAGCAAAGCACCAGGTTTCTTGCTGGAGTTGTCATAACCCTGAAAGTAAATCTCAGCCTGGCTGAATTCGTCAGAGGCGCTACCGAAATAACTCGCTACGTCCTCTTTCGATGTGAAGGTCAGCACCTGTCCTACCGGGGCGTAGGCGCTGTCCGTTAAAATCAATCCGTTCAGATCAAGAGCAGAGCCACCAGCCGGGAGGACTCCGGGGTTGATCTGAACGTCCTTACGCAAAGGAATTGGCATTTAATCATTCTCCGCTGGGTACTTTAAATCACCTGCCGAAAGTTCTACCTGAACGTTGTCCATGAAGAATTGCGGCGTCGTTACTGATGGGTTGAATTGCCCGATGAAATCAAGCGTCCATCGGCTTTCGTATTGCTGCTCCCCGTTAATCATCGTGGTTTGATGTGGGTCTGAGCAGTAGAGAGGGGTTAACACTGACCCGTTTTCACGGAACCATTCACATGCATAATCGGTGCGAATCAGGGTGCCGATGATTGCTGCGTTATCAGCCGCGTTAGGACCGTAGCAGTCAATCTGACAAGGCCACTGTGTACTGCGCTGGTTTAACTGCTTACCTTCGCCATAAACGCCGTTATCATCGTATTTGACGCGATTAGTCGATAACCCCACCTGACGCATTGGCGTCATGATGATGAAGTCACCTAGCGGCATTGGGGTGAGGTTTTGCTGACCGACCAGCACGTCATCCATTGTGAGTCCTGATATTTCCATCAGGAACGACTGAAGGGCTATGCGGAGGTCTAGCTCGGTAATATCTACTGTCGCCATCATGACCTCTGCAAATTGACAATAACGCGGCACCAATCAGGCCAGAGTTCAGGCACCTTAACGACCAGCCATTTCTCAGTGCCAATCATTAGGATGTCGCCGCCCTTTTGTTCTGGCCGGTTAACCCCGTTGAAATTTCCATTGAGATAAGCGCTGCGCAGAATTCCCTGGATGTTTACGGCGTCGATTTGCCGCAAGTCAGTTGATGAAAGCTCCTGAAGTTGGACGATAACCGGAACATCTGTGTAAGACGGTACGCGACCACCGCCTGGCTGAGTGGTGAAGCCAGTGTTTACCAGGAAAACACCATCAGTATCAGGATTAACCGTCGTGATGGCACTGCGAACGATTTGGTGCAGGTTCATCATTTCACCTCGTAGTTCACATCGCCGATCATCACGCGAGTATCAACAAGCGGTTTCGTTGATCCGTTAGGCATAACCTTGCGGGTGCGTCTCCGCTTCAGCGTGGCGGGTGCTAACTCCGGCTCCATCAGATCAGAGATTGACTCCTGAATATCGCCCTGTATTTGAGCACCTACGGCTTCAAGAACATTCCTCGCATCAACTCCAGCAGCTAGTCCACGAGAGATTGAGCCTTTCCACTTTTCCTGATTTTCAGAGATTGCGTTACGAAAGAACGGGCGAGGAGGCTGGTTTTTCGCCGGATCGCCATATTCGTTTCTCGCTGCCACCATTGCTACGCTGGTCCCATCGGGATAGGTTGAACCGCCAAGGAACCCTGCACGCACCTCGGTGGCATTCATTTTCTCTTCTATATCCTGAAGGTATTTTTCAAGACTCATTCAGCATCCCCCGGATAATATTGAGCCATGCGATAAACCTTCGTCGCTTGCCAGAAATCCATCCCGTAAGGGCTCTGCGTATACCATGCGTACCTGAACTCAATCGGCCCAAGGTCAGTGGAAACAGAAACGCTGCCCTCGGTTGCCGAAGCGATACGCCCAACCATCCCTGAACCACCACGCTTTCTGTTATCCCCGTAACGCATGTAAGCGATGTGCGCCATCAGCAGATAGAGAAGTCTCTCCCGCTTAACGGCATCATCGACAAGTGAGTATTCGGAGTTATTCAGGTAATCAGTTGCTGGATCGAACAGGAATGGAATGAGCGCATCATCTACATTGGAGAACTCAGGAAACATGGCGCGGAACTTGGCAATATCAAGCACCACGATCGCCATGGTTATTCCTCTTTATCGGGCTTTGTAATCTGCTTATTCGGGTCGAGTTGTTCCATGCCGGTTTTCTGCTTAACGCGTTCTTTCGATGCGTCAGCGGCAGATTTCTCATCGGTAACAGCAAAAACGATGCCATTCTTGATTAGTGGCTGGTCTGCGAAGGTTTTAGCAAAACCATCCCACAAATCGGCAGGCACTTCGCGAGTGATGCCGAATCCATTGATCAATGCAGAATCGTTGGCACCTGCAAGTTTCAACGACTGGCCTTCATGGCTGATAACCAGGCCAGCAGGCAGTTTGCAGCCGATGATATAGGTTGATGCTTTAGACATTACGCCCCCAACATTTGAGCGAACAGGAATGGCTGCGTGATCACCGCGCCGTAAGTCGTACCGGAGTATTTCTGCTTGTATGAAGAAGCCTCAGTGACCAGCGGATGAGCGCGAAGTTTTTCGCTGTAGGCCATGAAACCAACTTCCTGACCCTGCGCTGTTTCAACAAACATCTGGATCAACTCACCAGCAGAAGTGCTGTATTGCGGTGCCGTCTCGATACGCATGTTCGGGAACGCTTTCTTTAGCATATCCTCCAGCGACGTGGCGAAGATTTCGTTCGCGGACTTCAAGTTTACGCTCAGCTTGTTGGACATAACCAGCACGAGGTTTGAAGCCATGTCCACGCCGTCACCAACGATACCGTTAGTGCGCTCTACCAGGTCCTCGTACAACGCCAGAATATCGTTGTATTTATCGACAACCTGCTTGGCGCTCCACAGCACATTACCGCCAACGGTGAGGGGGGTGATTGGAGCAGGCAATGCCGGATCATTCAGCAAGCCATAGTTACGCAACCCAGCGATTCCGTAGAAGTAGAACTTATTCTGCTCCTGGTCGAGAACGTTAACCGCAGCACGTTGTTTTTTTGCAGCATACGGAAGCATAGCCAGTCCATAGCGCTCTTGCTCCAACTCGCCGTACTGAACCATCGTCTGGTAGCGGTAAACGTCCCGACTCTCCCATGAAGGAGTAACCTGCACCGCCCCCTGCTCGCTGTAGTCGTCATACGCCACAGTGTCGCCGGTCTCTTCGATGCGCTGAATCATGAAGCTGTCTTGTGCCCACGAGCCACGCTTCTCTTCACGCCCCAGGATTGCTACTGCGCGGTTCGGGGTGAACAGCGTTTCCACAATGGTCGGATCAATGAATGTTGATACGATTGCTGGGATACCGCCGTTAGCAGGAAGTGATGGCTGCGGATCAGCATCCATCGCCAGTCGATTTACAGTCGGTTGCAGATAGATGCCTTGCGCATTAGCAACCTGCAAAAAATCTTTAAATGATGGTTGTGCCATTACGCTTTGCTCCATGAAGAAATGATAGCCAGGTCGCCAATTGCTGCACCCTGAGAAACGTACCAGTCCGTCTCGACGTGACCGGCGACAGTAGCACCTTCGGCACCTGTTGCAATGCTGCCATCAGTTACGCTAGCAAAAACTTTCTGGCCGACTGTTGCTACGGTGGATGATTTAACCCAGAAGTCGCCGCCAACTTTCGGGGAGATTTCTACACCACCACGAATCAGCATGCTTGCGCTCTGACCGTAACCGATGATGGCTTGAGCCAGGTTCTGAATGAAGCCAACCGGCTTAGAGGTTTCAGTTGGAGCAACGTTGGCAACAACCTTCGGGTCGGTTGCATCACGGAAAACGAACGTTGCGATACTCACTCCGGCGGGAGCAGCCTTAAATGCGCCCGGCCCACCGGCAGCAGCGATAATCGGAGAGGATGAGGCGGGATGGCCCACCTGACCAACTCCGCGATAAATGCCTACGGTTTGTTGAAATGCCATTATTGTTTACCCCCACGGATCATTTTCAGTACATCGGATTTGGTATCACCGCTCAGATGCTGCGGAGCAGAATCCTGAGCCATTGCCGCTGGACGTGCGTATGCCTTGAAAACCGAACTCAAGGCAGACTCAGGTAGCGTTGCATGGTCATCGCAGCCCAACTGTTTCAATGCTGTGCGATACACTTCCTCGGCGCTGTCACATGCCAACTCACCCACCACCGGGCGAACATCACGCTCAGCCTGACGCAGCGCAGCAAATCGAGCCTCAACGCCCTTGATTGCAGCATCCATCGCTAACTTGCTGTCGTTTGCCATTTTTTCTTTCTCTTTTTTTTCTTCTTCGTCTTTCGCGATCTTCTCTTTGGCCTCGCGCTCTTTTTTCTCTTCTTCAGTTTCAGAGTCGTTAGCCTGGCTACGATCACGATCCCGGTATTTTCGCTCACGCTCTTCGCGATCTTTAACTTCTTTCTCTTCACGAGCTAGACGCTCTGCTTCTGACTCGTTATCACGCTCAGCTCGGGTAGCTTCGTCTTTGATAACTTTGGATACTTCATTCTTTACTTCTTCTGGGTCTGCATCACTAGCCAGCTTAGGCAGAATGTAAGCCCAGAACTTATCGAGTTTTGACATTATGTTTCTTCCTGTTGGTTTGGAGTCATAAACAAACACGTCGGGGCCAGCCCGACCACTAGGCACGATTGCCACGTGATTACAAACGATGTCGCGCATAACTCCATCGTATGCCTCTCCCTCGTACACTCCAGGCTTCATATCTGGTCGCCAGCGGTAGGAGGATGAAATCTCTCTTTGCCTTTTTGATTCGATGCCGGAAATGGAATTTGAGTCCCAATTAACAAGCGAATTGTAAAGATATGGGTGTTCAAACTCTGCATCAGTGCCCGTTGAACCGACGATCATCTCTTTGGGCGGATTTAGGATGCTTACCGCTTCGTGCAGGTCTAGAAGTGGCTTGTTATTGAATGTGGCTGCCGCCTTCTTTAACTCTTCAGGGTCACGAAGAAACTTGTAGGGTTTATCTGGTGAAAGGCTCAGCGATTCCCAGCCAGGAACTTCTTTCCCGTAATACGTGCAGACGTTAGCCTTACTAATCGGCGTTCGGCTTACGTGAAGCATCCCGTCTGCGTCGTAGCTGCGAACACTGGCGCGATCGAAAGCAAATGCTGAGTCCTGAGCATACCCATTGGCATATGCCGCTCGCTCTACCTCTTCGGCTTTCTCTTTGGTATCGAATGGGCCGCGTCCACCCCAAAACCATTTGCCGTCTTTCTGATGTACTGGCATGGATTTACCTTTCTTCAGGCAATAAAAAAGGCCGCCTAAGCGACCTTGTGATGTTGGTTAAATCAGAATGGCAATACCGGTTTCCACGTACAACCGCATTCCACTTCTTCCCCTGGAAGTACGTTCTGACCTTTATCACCAACGGGGAGGCCAACCTCTAAGTCGAATTCTTCCCCGTGGGCGTGGACGTGTTTCTTTCGAGGTCTATTGCTCCCCCCGCTATGAATCCATATTCCACGCTTTATTCCAGCAGCCTTCTGTCTTTCCCTTGACAGGCAAGCCGTAGTCTTTCTTATCTGGTCACGAGCTATGCCATCCGCTCTGCGCCGGGTTATGCCATGACGCTTGCCGAAGTTACGTTCAATCTCATCAGCCAGTGCTTTTCTGTCACCACCACGAGCCACGGAGCGGTAGACCATTCCCTCGACTTCCGTGAAATACTTCTCCGGTATCGAGCGAATCAGCGACACGTTTTCAGCAATGATGGCATCAACCTTCTCGGTCATTGCCGGAGTCCACTGCATATTGATGGTGAGCCCCTCTACACGAGCAGATGCAAGCAAGCCACGGTCAACCGCATTCACGGTTTTCTTGATCAGCGCATCGGAGACGGGAATCGCTTTATTGATGAAGCGGTCTACCCACTTCCGCGCCAGCGAATCCAACAGCCACTTAATCATTTCCACTGGGTTGGCATCCATTGCCAGTGCAGAATCCTCAGCCAGCGGGTTATCGCGGATAATCTTCAGCACTTGCTGCTTAACGTCATCGTTCATCTCGCGGATTTCAGCCAATAGCTCACGCTGATACCACTTGATGTTTCCGGCGTTATAATTGACCGCCTTCAAGCTCTTCTTCTTCGTCCGCTTCATAGTCACCATCCAGCGTTTCAAACCCGGCGTTTTCGATGCCCTTCAAAGCTTCACGGGATTCTTCCGAGCTAACCAGTTGGCTATCGGCTGCAATTGCCACTGTTTCAACGCGAATCTTGGCGATTTCAGCGCGTTCTTTCTCGCTGATTTCATCCAGAGGGCGGAATTCGAAGTAGATGTCATCGTTAATCTCGCCAAATTCGGAGAGTTGGATAAGCTTGAAAATGTTCTCCAGTGGCCGGCGCATTTCGCCATCCTGATACCCGGACACCGTTTCGTGCCACGTTGCCAACTCTGAGTCACCAGAGGCGTTCAAGCCAGCTGGAGCATTGCCTAGCAGCTTGAGGTTGGTGATACGCGCTGGCATACATAGTTGGTCTTGATAGTTCGATAGCAGGTTTGACAGGTCGCTGAGGGAGGTCTGTTGATGCGTTATCTCCTCATCAACATCATGAACCCACAGGCCGAAGTTATCCTGATTTTGCACAAACAATTTAATGCGATTATTGAACTGACTAGGCTCCTGTAATCTTGCCTCCATGTCAGTTTTTAGGGCTCTCATGCGCAGCGTTCGGATGATTTTAATCACGTTCTTCTTGGCATCGCGCCAGTCGGTTACGTAATCCTCCATCAACTGCGTGAGTGACAGGCCGCCAAAGTTATACGATGGCTTGAGGATGTCCGGAACCGGGCGGCTAACGATATCCATAAAACGAGACTCGTGCACCGTATCGCCCATCACAAACCATGCTTGCGGTTTGTAGAACCCTTCCTGTAGTGGACACCTCGTGTTGTATAGCGCTGGATAAACCCACGTTGGATCAACGGTGCGAATGCCCTTCAGTGATCCTTTCGTAATCTTTCGAGGGTCGAGGAATAAGGGCTTGCTCAGCTCCTCACCGGTAGCGCCAGTGTCGATAAAGATGTGCGTCACGCCGAACATTGAGTCTTGGCGTACAGCCTCATGCATCAGACGCTTGATGTCGTACCTCTCCAGCGCACGCTCCATCTCATCAATCGCCGGGTCATGGTCGCCTTCTTTACGGCTCTTAACCTCGATCCAATTACGTGTCATCTCATCGGCGAACACGTTATGCATGTTCGAGTATTCGACCTGCTGTGACATTGCAGCCAGTGCAGGATAGCCACGGAAACCAGAATATTCTGTACCGGCATACATTGCGTTGATCGCTTCGTATGGCGTGGCGTCCATCGCAAAGGTGGCTTTTTCTTTATCTTTGGGGATGACACCCGGCAACGGCTCGTAGGTTTTGAACTCAGCCATCGGCGCAGTATCATTCGCCACCGCCGCGTTATCCAAGTGCATCTGTGTGATTTTTGCCACTTCCCGGCGAGTCTGCTGAACTGCCTTGTTGCGTCTGCTCATTGAAGTATCTCGTCTGGGATATGGAACAGGATGCCAGCCTTCGCTTTCATCTCGGTGATGGCGTCCATCATCGGATCTAGCTGGTCATCGTGTGTGTTGAATTCTGGGTTAATGGCTTCCATCTCGACGAGGAAGTCGTTAATGAATGGCTTATCAGCAGGTAGCTTGCAGTAACCAGACTCGATGAATCCCTGCGTGTCCATCAGGCGCGTGTATTTGTCTTTGTCGCGCTGAATGGCTTTGACGGGGCATAGCGCATCTTTGCGGATGCTCTGTATCAGGCCGGTGCCAGATGCCTTGTCTTCGATAGCCATGTGCCGCAATGGCCCGTTCTTCAGAGATTTGCATGATGTCCAGAATGCTATGGCGCGGCGCTTGAGCTCGTCCGCCTCCCACTTTCCGCGAATCATGTCAATCAGGTACATGTAGCCATCAACGCCCAGTCCCCAGTGTTCGAATACGGAGAAGTCGTTAACCTCTTTCGTCTTCTGCGCGGTGTCGCCATAGACAGCACGCCATTTCATCACTGGCAGCTCTTTGTACTCTCCAAACCACTCTGATTTGATGAGTCCGCCGCCCTTTGCCGTTGGTCGCTGCTGGTACAGGGCATTCCATACCAGGGAGCCGCGCTGTTTAGCTTTATCAACGAACTCTTGCGGCATACGCTCGGGAAACAGGATTTCACCAGGCTTGCGCAGCAGGTATGTCTTGCCGTTAAGCTCATGCACCTCTTCTTTCTCAGCCTCCATCGGGAAACTGACCACGCGCCACTGCTCACCACCTTCTTCTGCCTTTTTCAGGAGCTGACCAGCTAGGTCATCTTTATGCCAGCGAGTGAGGATGATGATGATCCCATTAACTCGCGGATCAGCGCGGGTAAAAAACGTGGTGTCATACCAGTCAATAACTGATTCCTGGTACGTGGGAGAAGAAGCAGTTTTGTAATCTTTCGCTGGGTCATCAATAATACCTATATTCATGCCCTGCCCAGTGATGCCTCCATTCACGCCAGCAGCACGGTATGATCCGCCGTGAATCTCACCTTTGCCGTTTATGACTTCCCATAGCTCAGCAGTGCGTATAGCTCCGCCTGCGCCTGTCCTTCCGGATGGAAGCGCGGTATCAGGGAAGACATCAGCATATTTCTTAGAGCCTACGATACGCTGAGTGTCGCGCGACATACGGTTGGCAAGGTCAGATGAGTAGGAGCAGGCGATAACGTTCCAGTCAGGGTGTTTACCAAGCACATACGCAGGAAATCGCCGTGATGCCTTTTCGCTCTTACCGGAACGAGGAGGTGCAAATATCATCAGGCGCGGCATGTTGCCGGCCTCTACTTCCGATAAGAAGTGATCCAACTCAGCAGAAAGCAGCTCATTAAACCAGCCCGTCTCATACAGAGGGTTAGTGTAGAGCGTGAATCCCATCAGGGATTCTCTGGCTTCAGCTATGGCGCGGCGTTTGAATGCCTCAAGAGTCTGCCTGTTTCTCAGCGAGCTGTGATCTGTGACGTCCATGACCAAGCTCCTTAAGGCGATCTTCTAATTCTTGTTCGGTGAGGTCTGCATATTCGATTGGCCCACCGTTTTTACCGGCGTGCTCGTTGGATACTTGCTCTTTGAATGCCTGCACATCGACGTGCTTGCCGAGAAGCTCCAGGTTCTTCACCTTGTCAGGCCACTTGATCTTCTTAAGCAGTCCAAGCTTATCGCCGACAAGCTCCGTTACTTCCATTCCAGATAGCGTTGTGCGCCAAACTTTGGGCCAATCCTTTATTTCTTTCAGTTCGCCGTTCTCAAGCAGGATGTCGAGCACGTCCATCTGGTCAATTTCAGTGAGACGCCTTAAAACGTAAGCCGCGTCAATTCCAACCTTCTCGTTTCTTTCCTGCTTTAGCTCTGCAATGCGTGCCAGCACGTCATCATTTGTCATCAGTCGATGCGCTTGATTACGGGCTGACCTTTCGCTGAATCCTGCCCGTATGACAGCCTGAGTAGCGTTCAAATCCACTACAAACTCACGGGCAAACAGCTCTTGTTTGTCGGTGAGCTTTGCCATGCTTATTACCTTTTCATTTCGGTTGAAATTGAATACCTGTAAATCGTCGCCAGGCTATATCCAATTTGGTGATCTTCACCATCTTCATGAAGGTGCAAATGAATAAATCCATCCTCTATCTTTGGCTCTCGTTTTGTGGTTGCTGAGATTAGTTCCCCACCAAGCAGAGTTATTTTTACATTCCAAAAATCGATAATGCGGGTCATTTATTCTCTCACCTTCAATATTCCAGCCTCACGCAGTGAAGCCAGCAGTTCGTTGTATTGGCCTTGCACTGACATTAGCGCGGCGGTGATTTCTGAATAGTCGTCAGGCTGATCGAATACGAGGTCATCAACCGGCTCTGCCTGCTTAAGCTCGAAGCTTGTTGCCTTGGCTACTTCCACTGCTTTTCCTGATAGGCCGATAACTCGCTCTGTCATGATTACCCCACTATGTGAATTGAGTGCTGGATGAGAATTGCCAGCCTGATGATGATTGGCTTACCGCTGTCCTGCTGAATAACCAGTACGCCATCCTTTTCTGTTGGCTCTGATGAGGAGTAATAGCGTTGCCATGAACCATCTTTGGATTGAGCGTTGATGAGATAACTAGCCATAACAGAACAATCCTCTGGGTGATTTTGTATACCGCTCGTTATTCTTGATACCACCTATGCGCGATACCTATATGAAATTCTAATTTCAGGCTATTAAATCTCAATTCACGATATTTTATAAAAGAATCTCTTGTCCGCTTTTAACGGTGGCTGTTACTGCGGCCGTTCCTGTTTTAGTGAACAGTACTTGCTTTCCGGCTGGCACGAAAAACGACAGGCATGTGCTCTTGGTGAGCACACCGGCCAACCCGAGCAGGATAGCGTCAGCAAAGCGAGCAACCTCAATGCCATCTACGGTCGCCACCAGAGTAATGTTTTGCCCCAAGGCCAGGGTTGCGGTAAGGGCATATTCCATTGTGTAAGAGCACATGGCATTTCTCGTAGCGCTTACTGTAAAAGCAGAGCCTACCGCGCGACCACCTGCGGATATGGCAGATGATGAACTGGCGCTGATTCCGTCCAACTTTGTTTTGTCAGTGGAAGACATCAGACCCGCTGCTGACTGGGTAGCATTACCATACGTGGTGTTTGTTGGCGTTTGCCACGACCCATCCCCGCGTAGAAATTTTGCTTCATCGGGTGCGTTACCACTTACAGCGGTAAGCGCTGAGGCCACTGTCGATGATTTAATCAACGACTGGCCTACTGAACCAGAATCCTCAATATCTGCTGCGGATGGTTTGTAGTCACCACGTTTTGCCGTGATGCTGGTCGTTCCAATCTGTAAGCTGGATGTTCCAGCATCAATAGCGGAACGGGCGTCGGATTTACTATCAGCCGTTAACAGTGATTTCCCGGTGTCCGAAATTCCGGAAACGTCATTTAAAGATGGAGAATAATCACCGCTCTTAGCGGTTCCTGCCGAAGTTCCAATGGATAAGTTAGATGTGCCAGCTCCAATAGCGGAGCGAATATCTTCCCCGCTGCTTGCTGTGAGTATCGATCTGCCGATTTCGGAGGCATCAGTAATTTCTTGTGATGATGGGTGCCAGTTGCCAGGCTTTGCCGTGGTTGGAGTTAGCCCTAACTGTAATCCACTATCGCCACCATTCATGGATAGCAGCGTCCGCATATCTTCAAATGTGTCGCACTCCATCATCTCACGGACGGATTCACTAATTCCCACTATGCGATCTGAATCTACCGACATGTTTTCCATGTCTTCAGTGGTAGCCACAAACACCCATGAACCAGCTTGTGATATAACCCTCTTTGCCATTGTAACCTCGTGTTTGTTTTCGCAGCATTGCCGCGTCTCTCGACGTTGCGCCGCCACTTACGGCTTACCCGTCAGCAAGATGTGATCGACCTCCTTACGGGGTTACACAATCTGATTCCTTGTCGGGAGAATTAATAGCTAGTAATGCTGGCGATTACGGACCAAAGCATTCCCCATGGCGCGAGACCTTAATAAGGAATTTCTTTTTGTGGGGTTTGCAATGGCAGATATGCGCCGTTTCAAAGCCAAAAGTTTGCAGTTTACTGGGACTAACGGCATGTTAATTCCTCATTTCAAGCACTGCTCACGGACGTATTGCTGCAATCCGGTCAGTTGCTTTGTGATGGTTTCGATTCGCTCTCTGAGGGTGAAATAATCCCGTTGAGCGGAGTCAGTAAGTCGGGTGCCGGCTGCATCATCCACGCCGGGGGTGGCGGTGGCTTGCTTGACGACGTTGACGCGCAACCGCTTACGGCCAGCAGCAACATCACCGCGAAGCTTTTCAATATCGGCCTGAGCATCAATTAACTCCCGGGTGTATTTCTCATCAAGAGCGGCCACATCGCGTTGCCGCTGTGTCATGTCCGCTATCGTATCGTTGGCGAGTTTCAGCGATTTTTGTGTGTCGCTATATGCGTCGTGGTAGTAGTAGACGCCGAATGACAGTGCAGCCAGCAGAGCAACGAGAGCGGCATACAGATACGCTTTCATGACAGCGTTCCGCCACATTTCTGATACTTGTTCAGCAGGTCATCAATCTTGTGCTCATGCTGCCCGTAACCTGCGCCCGGCAAGCTGGCCCAAATCTTCGCACACTTGCCAATAGCCGTTTTGATGTCGCCAGATTCGATGTCAGGCAGTGCCCTGCGCTCTTTAATCTGCTGAATAGCTACTGCATCCTGGCTGGCTGGCGAGAAGTCTTTCAGGTTGAGTTGCTTTTTGTATGCATCCCAGTAACGAGACAGCAGTTGATAGCGTCCGGCTGCCGTTGATTTCAGTGTTTTGGAAAGCATGACCAACTGGCGAGGATGATCTGAGTAATCAGTGAAGACTGAACCGCCGACAATAACGTCATAGCCGCGATTCTGCGTTTGCTGCCTGCCGTTATCTGTACCCTCAGACCATGCAAGCATATCCAAAAAGGCTTTCAGGTTATGGCTGATGTTCATCTTCACCACCTACACGGCGACTGATTGCGTTAATTGCAATGTTGCGGAGCTTCTCAACGCCGATAAATCCAACCATGCCGCCAACAAAAGGAGACATGGTGATAGGCAGGCCAACAACATCGAGAGCGCTGGAGATAGCCAGCGACAGCGCACCACACAGCACACCCTCAATCCATTTGTTCTTACGGTCAGTGCCGTCGTAAATCAAGCGTCCGTAGCAGACGAGAGCCGCAAGCACCGCGCCGAATATTTGCGGCCACGAGCTTTTCAGCCCATTCAGTAGATCGGCCCAAAAGCCGACATTGCTTTCGCTCATTTTGTAATCCTGCATACTCTCGCACCGACGTCAGAACCACCGAGGCCATTCACATAGTCTCGGTCGTTTTCGCAGAGAACCCGCAGTGCACCAATCTGAGCACCCCACGCATCCCGTTTCCACGTTTCCACAGTCGAGATCACGTCATCGTCACTCTTTGCATTGATGAGACCATACGAGACTACAGAACGAGGGTATGCATATGCAGCAGAGTTAATGCGGGAGTTAATTTCAGCGCCAGCCCATGAAAGGAAAACCAGCGCAAGTAGCCACGGAGACGAGCTAACGAACCCCGCTTTCAGAAATTCAGGTATCTTCAAAGGGATTCTCCCGTTTGCTGTGATTAAAAAAGGTGAAAATAAAATTTGCATATAACCGATTATCGGTTATATTTAATTCATCGAAACGAGATAGACACCCACTGACGGAGATTAAGAAATGAGCAAAAAATTCTTGGAAATCGTAGGTAACGCATCTACTAGCGCAACTTTTAACGGCAAATTGATTGGGCACAACGTTAATGCCGCGGCTTACGAAGAAGATGGGGATATTATCATTCATCTTGAGACAAATGGTTCTCGCTGGAAATCATCACCAGAAGTCAGAATGACAAAAGATGAATACGAGTTTTTTTGCGAGAAACAATCTCGCCCATTATTTGTTCGTGGTATTGAATTGTTCGGCGCAGAAGTCATGCTGAGTTAATGCCATGAGTTTGACCGAATACATCAAGATAAACTTTGGCGGCAATCAAGCCGCCTTCGCTCGGCACATGGGAGTTAGACCACAGAAAGTTACGGATTGGATCAATGCAAGTTGGCTAGTGATTGATCACCAACTCTGCTCACCTCGCCGAGAAATCCCGCCTATTGCATAATAAAAAGCCCCTGCATTTCTGCAAGGGCTTGAATGTGGTTGTGGTGTCCAGTGCTGATCTCCGGAATTAGGGTCCAACCTATACTTTTAGGGATTATGTCCACGTTATCCCGGCGATCAAACCGGGCGCTTATCTCATACATAGCGCATCAGCCTGCGCATTCACCACAACGAAAAGAGCATCCCCAGCTTCGCGGTGTATCGAAGAGCGGCAGGCCTACCATTTGGAATACTCTTTTCGTTGTTGGCAGACCTCTAAGTCTGCACGGCGGGACTAGCAAGCATTAAGCTGAACATACCCGCTTGAAGTTTCAATGGTGAGCGCCGCTTCGTTTATCTCACCACCAACAATACTGCCGCAGCAACTTAAGAGTCACTAACGGCATCTTAGGTTTAAGTATGGGTAAATGGGTAAACGGTGTCAAGCCATTTCATGCAACATGTTTAACTTTCTCGACACGTTTACGACTTTTAAACGCATTTTGTAGCGGAGTGTAGAGGATATACAGGCTGGCGGTTAATACCTGAGAAATTTCCTTCCGTAGAGTTTCCTCAGATGGTTTACGCCATCCTTCACCTAATCTTCCCTTATCGATTTTGCGTGGCCTTGCAGCCTTGTGATAGTACGATGCAATGGCTCGCTTAGATGATCCGTGAGCGTAGTAGCTGAGAATGATACCAAGCGCCCTTGTGTCAATGCGCATGACGGAATCTACGACCTGAGAAATCAACATCCCGTCATCATCGTTGCACATGGGCCTACTCATCACCTTGCTTGGCTCTACCCTTTCCATAAATTTCGCTATCATGCTGCTTTGTCGTTTCTCCAGACGACCTGAATAGACCCACGCACCCCACAACTCCAACCAACTATTGATCCATCTATGCTGGTCATCGGTAAGATTCAGTTCAGATATTGCCATTCTTCCTCCGCTTCGGATTAACATCCCATGACTGGATATGTGTAGGTGCTGGATGTGGGGTTATTGGGGTGAAGAGTGAGAAAATGTAGGTAAGGAGCTTCATGGTTCCACCCTCTCGTTTTGCCACAGAGGAAGAGGCTCTTTGCATCCGGCCTTTCTTATTCTGGCCTTTGCGTTTTTCTCTATCTTAATCAGTTTTTCAATGTTCTGCCGGCGCTGCTTTTCCTCACGCCGCAGATACTTCACGTTCTCCACGTATCTGTTTTCGGTTTCGCAGAGGTGCAGCAGGTAGTTGAATGGCTCTACTAGAGAATCACAGCGGCGACAGCGCAAAGTCCTCTCTTTCTCGTCAACCCAAACGGCGTCGTGGTGACAGAAAATCTTCTTCCCGCTTTCGCGCCGCATAGCTAAGTCATCGGCAATGTCCTCTTTTCTCTCGGGAAATGCGACAACGTTGCTCAATTCACTTTCGGTATCAGTGCTCATGCATCCCCCTCAGTGTTTACCGTTCCCTTACCATCATGCCGGGTGGTGAACATCGGCATTATTCCGCTATACACTGGCTTAACTTTCAGCCCGTTTGAGCATTGAAATACGCCGTAATCCCGGTGATATTTCTTTCGCATAAAGCGAGCCTCTTCTATCGCTGCGTTGATTTTTGTAAACATCAGGCTGCTTCCTCCCGTTGTTTGATTAGCGCCCGCGTCTTGGCCCGGTACTCGTCACGAATGCGGATGTAATCGTCTTTGCGGTAATTGGTCATCTCGTGTGGGCCTTCCAGCCAGTCAACGACCACTTGCCCTACCCGCTCGATTAACCGATCCCGGTATTGCTGGCTGACAGTCTTGTTTTTCCGTGCATATCTACCTGATCCGCCATTACACGATTTGCATTGTCTATAGGCGTTGCGCTCTTCAAATCGGAGTTCTTCATGCGCACCGACAGACAGATAGTGCCCGCAATCCCACTGCCCACCGTGCAGATCTGGCGGATTTGTTTCTCCGCAGCTTATGCACGGCTGGTCGTGGTCTCTGGCTCGAATGAATGCGTTGAATGCTTGCTGGGCTTGTTTCTTGAAGTGACTGGCGGGTAGTAATTCTGCTTTGCGTATCTTTAAACTTCGTCGTTCCTGCTGGGTTTCCTTTCGTCGTCGCTGCTCGGCTTTTAGTTTCTCTTTCTCCCTGAGCATTATTCCGTATTCTGCGCCGTGCTCTGGACTACACCACTGTTCGTTAGGGAATCGTGGGTGAAACCATTCCCGACATATTTTGCATCGTCGCCGGGGAGGTTTTTTATTAACGGGCATTATCTTCGCTCCTCACTCTCTCAGTTACTTCACCCTCAAGCAGCCGATCCGCGCATTCTGCATGTGCGTATGTCTCACCGTTAACCATTCGAGCGTTACATGCACAGCAAAGCGGGTAGCCCTCGTAGCTCACGCCCCATGAGCGGTATAAACACCCTTTCTCGTATTCGGTTTTCTCGTCATCGGTTAGCATTTCCCCTCCTCATCGAGCCACATCAGAAACAGTAAGCAGCAGGCCGCGTGTGCTAGGTGAGGTAATCCGCTTTCGCTATCAAGCCTCTCGCCCTGCCACCACGATGTTATGTGTCGAATGCTTGCGTCAAAATAGCGCTGGCGTGCATCTGGTACGGTTTTCCAGTTATCGACGGCGTACTTATTGGCACCGAACTCCAACACGCCTACGACACTTTTTAGCGCGTTTAATGGCAATAGGCTGAATCGCCACTTCCCGGCATCATGTTTTGTCGTCACTTTGCTCTCCTGCTTCTGGTTCTATCCCACACGGAACGGCGCAGCCCGTAGACATAATCGAATGTCTGGACTTCGCTAGCGGGTGGGATTGGTTTTGGCTTGTTTCTGCTTCGGCGGGTAGGTCTGAATATCATGCTGTCTATGGATTTCTGGGTCGGGCTTCGAATCATGCCGCCCTCGCTTTTCTCACTCGCGTGATCATCGGTGGCAATAACTCAACCGTGCTTTCACAGTCATTTCCCCATATATCCCAACCGGGTGCAGACTCGCGCGCGAATAACTCAATGCGCGGAACGTCACCCAGCAGGCGCACCAGTAAATCCCGTATCTCTGGCGGCTTGGCGCTGTGATCGAAACGTGGCGCTGTGACGTGCTGGCAGATTGAAGCATCCAGGCGATCTGGTAGTTTGCCGCGCACAGCAAACAGGCAATCTTCGCTATTGGCTCGCGTCATGTGGCCCATGCCGATCGCGCTGTTACCTTTCTTGCGATTCGTTTTGTGCCAAGTAAACCCCTTCATGGTCATCAGCCGGAATCCCCATGCATCCATGACCTTTAACGCTTCCATCGGCTGAGTCGGAACCCACCACATAGCCAGTAAGCAGGATTCCTGATCAGCTAACTCCCACACTGGCAGACGGCATATTGCGGATAAGTCCATCGTTGGATATTTGAAGTCAACGCCACGGTTGCCGTCTTTCGCTTTGTCGCGGTAGGCCCACGGCGGATCAGCCAATATCAATCGGTATTTATTCATTTGATCTGAACCTCAGAAGAAATTCTGTAGCCTGTTGAGAATGTTCTCGTCTCTTGTCCCGGCGAAAACGTGTTTGATAGCGGCGTTAATCATCGCGCTGTAGCAGCGTTCGAACTCGTCTTGTTCCATGCTCCCGAATGACAAGCTTTTTGCCCTTACCCTGACCTCACCGCGTATAGTCGTGACGGTCTCAAAGAACCCGGCAAGTATCGTCAGGTTCTTTCTGAACTCATCAAACTGTGTGGCTTCGTCAGTGCATTCATATCCGGCGTTCTCACCGCTCCAGTGCTGAAAGCAGAAGTGGAAAAACACGAACATTTTTTTATGAAAAATAGGGTTGCGGGTTAGCTTTAATTCGGCGGTGTACATCTCGCCATTTTTGAATTTTGTCAGACGGGGTAAATCATGTTCGAAAGCTGGACAGAAAACGCCACCGGCATTTTTGACCATTTCGATTTGCACTAATCACTCCTCATGCATACCACTTTGTCATTGCATCGAAAGCGTCCATTGCATCGGATAGGCCTTGTTCACGCAGATATTCAACCATCAAATCATCTGCATATCCGTGGGCGCTCTCTGGGTCGTGTATCTTTGAAATATCCAACATTCGTTTTGTAAATTCTTCGTTCGTCATATCACTCATCCCTCACAGTTATACCGGCTGCGCTCAGCGCCCCTGCCACCTCTTCTGCGCTATAAACTGGGGCGTTATGCATAAAATCAGCCGCGTCGCTCTTGAGCGGCAAATCCACAACTAGCGCCAATCGGCTTGATTGCCATGAAATCCACGCTACAGCGGCATCTAACTTGATGTAGTCGTTATGGTCGTTGCGAGTAAAATAAATCAACTTTCCCAGCCTATCCCGCATGACATTCTCGAATTCATCCCTTCTCTGCTCTGTGCTCATCGTTTAATCCCCTCAGTGCGGTTTCAGCGCGCTAACATTTTCACCGACCTCTTTAGCCTCATCAGGCATAATTTCGAGGTCTACACCCGGCTCCCAGTCGATAACTAACCAGTGCCATTTCCCATCGCCGCGATGAGCAACTTGAGCGGAGAAAACATCTCCATTTTTGATATTAAAATCGCGTAGCGGAGATTCATCACTATCGCAGTTCGTAATAATAATTTGTGTCATTTCCTAACTCCCATAAAAAGCACACTAGTGTCAGCGGGCTTATTAGCTCTGTGATGTAGATGGTTAGCATGGTTAGTCCTGCGGTGGCGGTGGCAGCGGTTGCCAGTGGGTATACGGCGCTTTCTCTGATGGGCCGATCATCCCATCGTCCCCTTTTGCTACGCAGCAAAAATGCTCGTAATGCTCCCCATGCTCAAACCAGTAGCTTGGGTCGTCGCCATCAGGATCGATGTAATCAAAGCCAATCCTGACATCATCAGGGTAATCATGTGGCTGTGGTGGCGTGTAAACCAACACCAAAACACCCGCGTCAGGCATTCTCTCACTGCACTTAATCCAGCCCATTAGCTAATCCCTCCGGTAGTTCGATTTCATCGCCAAGTAGTGAGGCCACTACAGCGCGGGATATGGCAATGGGTGCTGATGAACCCTTTTCCAGCCCCGCATAATCGCTACCATCGGCATTCATGATTGAGGCTACCCATTCCACATCGCAGTCACTAACACTCACCCTGTGTTTCTCAAGCAGTGGACCGCAATGTCGCCAGTTCTTGGTGGGGTGATAGTCATCCCACAGAATCCATTGCGGTACAGACGGCATTTCTTCTCTCGTAGCTTTCGCCACAGCCCAATCCAGCGCCTTTCCACTCAACTCACTAGTTTTTACTTTCACTGTTCTACTCCCCCTGATTTGACCAGCTAAACGTCAGCGCCTTTGGCATAACGTTTCTGGCCTGAGGTATTTTGTTTAACTGAGCATGTCTCTCTCGCCTGATCCTGATCTGTTGGGAGAAAGTGTCCGTTTTTGAATAGCTGATAGACCGTTCCGAGTTGTCCGAATCGGTTTTTTGTTACGATTATTTCTGCATATGGTGCGGCTGATGACTCAGGGTTATAGACTGCATCACGGTAAAGCATGATGATGCTGTCGGCGTCCTGCTCAACGCTTCCAGAGTCGCGCAGGTCTGCGTTAACAGGCCGCTTGTTTGGTCGTTTTTCAACGTCGCGGGATAGCTGACTGAGTGAAAGAACCGGAGTTTTCAACTCTTTCGCCATGCGCTTCAGGCTTCCAGAAATGTGCGCAACTGCTAGATCATTGCGCTCCGCCGTTGGCTTTTTTATCAGGCCAAGGTAATCGACCATGATCAGCGAAAGTTCTGGATGTGAGCGCTTGTGTCTTTCTGCGATAGAGCGGATTTTCTCAACGTTCAGCGACGATGCGTCAACAACCCAAACATCAAGGCCAGAGAGCAAACCAATACCGCTAGATACCCTTCCCCATTCCTCGTCACCCATACGTGAAGGTTTTCGCAAACTGGATACAGGAAGATTTCCGGCATCAGCAATCTGGCGTTCGATAATCTGGCTTGAGTCCATTTCCATGCTGAAAATCAGGACGCCACGTTTTTTATCGCTGTTTGGGTACGGCTGTTCGGCTACGCCACGGGAAACCTTCAACGCGAATTCCGTTTTACCCATGCCGGGCCGAGCAGCTACAACGACAAAATCCACCGGATTTATACCGCCGGTTATTTCATCCAACTCATCGATCCCGACGCGTAACGCCGTGGATTGTTCGCCGTTCTTCAGACGACTCTCCAGCATAACGGTGTAATCGTCCATCAGATCGCCGATGTGAGTAGGAACGATGTCTCCTGATTCAGATGCTAATGCCGGAAGTTTTCCGATCGTTTCGGCGATTATCGCCAGCGCTTTTTCGTGACTGTTGGCCTGCTCGATTGATGATTTGGCTTCGTCGATCAGCGAAACAAACTGACGAACCTGATGATACCCGTGAACCATCCTAGCGTATCCTTTCAGGTTTGCCGCTTTTGGGAACTTGCTCGCCGTCTCCATGACGTTGGCAAAGTTACCCTCGCCCATCGCCTCGGCGACCATCAGGCCGTCAATCAGGCTTCTAGTGATTGCCTGATTTTTTATTTCCCGATAGATATCCCTGTAGAGCGGCACAGAGAAACATTCGTCTGTCAGGGTAGATAAAACCTCGCTGGCATCAGGAGTTAACCCGCTAACCAGTAACCCACCAATAACACTGGCCTCGATATCCTGCCTCATAGCGATCCCTCTTTTACCTTTCTCAGCATTTCAGGCTTCATCAGGGTGTCGAAGTTTGCACACCACCCAGATCCATCTGGACCGCCAAAGTAAAAATCTCTGGCGTTAGCAATAAACGCTTTGAAATAGTTACGGAAACCATCAACGTTTTTCTTCGCCAGAACCGTTACCAATTCACGAATCGCTATCTCGCGATCGCGGTACAAATCAGCAGGTGGCATACGTCCGCCAGTGACTTCGTTGTAGGCGTCGATAACCGCTTGGCAGTCGATATCGATGTTTTCACGTTGCCATTTCTCAGCGTCAGACAGATATCCATCAAACCGTTTAACTCGACAGATGTTTTCCGGTTTTGGTAAGGATTTATCTTTCCGGGCCCACGCAGTGATCGCCCATCGAGTAACCAAACACACGTCTTGCAGTGTGTAGGCTTTTCGCCCAGTGGTTTCTGTCATCAGTCTGAGATATGGCTCAGGAGAGCGGCATGATGCGCCTGTGAGTTGGTTGTAATATTCAACGGCTTTTTGCGCCCCTTCGAAATCCCCCTTGGGGGCTATGGGGGATCTTTCTTTTTTGTCTTTTGTATTATTGTCTTTTGTGGTTAGCAACTTCTGCTTAGATGCCTTAGCAGGTTTAGCTAAGGTTTTCTTAGCAACTTCCGCTAATGTTTTGCAGAATCCGTTATTTTTGGTTTTCCACTCAGAAACGTTGGTATTCATGCCAACCTTTCGCCCTTCCTGAACCAGTACTTTCTTCCTGATAAGACTGTTTTTTGCTGTTGAGCAGTGGGTATGATGCTTACCTATCATCTCCTCTAACTGTTCGTTGCTGATCCAATCCAGCTTTTTACTGTACCCGTATGTCTTCCGCCAGACGGCCATTACGATGCATAGCTCAGTCTCTGGCAGACCTGAGCACATGGTTGCATCGAGAAGTTCATTAGCCAGGCGCAAGAAACCATCTTCTAGCTGCGCCACACGATGCTCCGTAACCTCTTTAGAGGAATGAACCAGTTTTAAGTTAGGTGCGGCCATCTTTCTTCACCCCTGCTTTAGCCAGCCTGAAAACACCGATAAGCCGCTCAGCGAACGGCTTGTTATTTACGGCGGCAACGACTAATCCGTCAGGTGAATCTGGATGCTTTCGCTCCTCTTCTCGCTTGAAAAATCTGCGTTTTCGTGCCATTATTTACCTCAGAACATGTTGTTTGATTTACCTGATCCTCACCTGCCAGTGAGGATTTTTATTTTCAGAAGAGCGCACCATTTCGTGGCTTACCTCTTGGCTTCTTCGGTGCATCCGCCACCGTTTTGTTTTTGTCTTCCCATAGTTTTCCTTCGCGCAAGCAGTCATCGAATATCCGGCCCTTCTTGCTGGCCTGAGACGAACGCTTATAAAACTCAAGCGCTTTCATCGCTCCGATGTTCGCCAGAGATGGTGTGTATCCGTCACGAATTAAGGTGTCTCTGACATTTTTTTCTATGAACTCCATGTGATTCATGAAATCCTCCTAGGCCTCGAATTCTCCTGCCTGTGATTGTTTAGTCAGCAGTAACGCCACTTGCTTCGCTAAATGCGCAAGCTCGTCGTCGTTAACTCCCCATTCCAACACCGCCAGCATCAAAGAAACCTTTGGTATCAGTGACTCTTTCCAGCGGCTTATCTGCGATTCGTGTACGCCCATCAGGTCAGCAAATTTTGATTGCCCCATCAGGGCTATCTTGCTCAAGAGTGATGAGTGAATTTCTCGTTGCTTCTTGTGTGTACTTGCGCGTTCCATTCGTTACTATTTTCCTGTTGTTCAGATATAGGCATCCCGTGGGGTGCCACTTTGTTTGATGTTTTTTAACGTGCACCATTGACGGTCTACCTTGACCACGCCGGGCACCCGACCGTATACCGGGCCGTTCGGTACTAAAAGTACATTTTTATTACATGACTAATTGCTGTTTTCCGATGCGTCGAATCTGTGCTGCTGAGAATTTGCCGCCTGATGCTTTGGCGATCTTGTCTGCGTATTCTGTCTCGCCTGTAAACTCGGTGCGGGGCAAAGTGCCGCGCTCAAGCCATTTGTAAACAGCCTTTGGTGTAAGCCCGCAAACCTCAGCCACTACAGAAACGCGAACGGCCTTGATTACGTCTCCAAACGTGGTTTCGCTCATGTTATCTCCTGTGGTGAACTTGTAGTTCATATTATGACGGAACTGAAAGTACAGTCAAGTACGGATACAGTTGAACTGATGGTTCAACAAAATGAGCGTGAAAAATTCTCGCATAGGCTTGCGCTGGCCTGTGACAAAGCGGGACTACCACCACACGGCAGACAGGCAGATCTGGCTACTAGGCTTAGACTCACCCCGAAAGCCGTTAGTAAGTGGTTTAACGGCGAGGCGGTGCCAAGAAAGGAGAAGATGGAACTACTGGCGTCAGTGCTAGGGACTACTGCCGCATACTTGCACGGATACGCAGCAGAGGACGGGATAACCCCCAATCATGCCTCTAGGGTGTCTGACTCTTACCGGGTTGACGTGTTGGATGTTAAAGCTAGTGCCGGGCCGGGGACTATGGTTTCGAATGAATTTATCGAACGCATAAGGGCTATTGAGTACACCACAGAACACGCAAGAACGCTGTTTAACGGAAGGCCACAGCAAAACATAAAGGTGATCACCGTTAGCGGCGACAGCATGGAGGGAACAATCAATCCAGGTGATGAGATTTTTGTCGATGTATCGATAAACCATTTTGACGCTGACGGAATATATGTGTTTGTTTACGGAAAAACCCTTCATGTCAAGCGCTTGCAGATGCAGAAAAATCGCCTCGTCGTCATATCAGACAACCCAATCTATGAGCGCTGGCACATCGAAGAGGCTGATGAAGATCAGTTTCATGTGATGGCTAAGGTTCTTCTACGCCAGTCGATAGACTATCGCCGCTTTGGCTAAAAATAAATTACCTTAAAGTTCATTATGTTATGACTAAATGAACTTTTTTTACCTAAAATATGTACTATTGGTACTTTACATAAATGAACTTTCAGTACATGATTACCCCACAGACGAACGGCGCGTCTTTAAACCATGCGTCGGGTGCTCGGCGGGTTCATAGATGAACGGCAATGATGCACACAAGCGATTTACCAGAGGTCATTTTCTAGTGGCCTGCGGTCAATCAAAAACAGCAACGATGGTACGCGACACCCCTGTATACGACAGTGCAGACAATGTGTGCCTGCCTAATGTGTGGGTGTATCAGGCGGGATTTCGTAATAACCGTAAAGACGCAACGCGTATTATTAAGTGAGGGTGAGAGATGATTAGTGCATGCATTAGAGCAAAGAGAATAAATGAAATTACCTCATCAGGTCATTACCACATTGATATAGATGTGGAAGAGCTTGATATATCAAAATCAGTCAGTACTGATGAGATAGTTAAAGAATACGATAAATCAGAATTGCTGGAATCTATCGGCATTGATGATGTGGTTGAGTGGCTTAAGAATCAAGGCTTCGCTATTTCAGAAGAATAACCCCGCCAACACCAGATAATACCACGCCGCAATAGCGGCTTTTTTTACGACTAAATTCAGGAATCCATCATGAAAAAGTTTGAACTCACTGCCGAAGTGAAAGAGTTTTTCGGTATTAAATTGTTCCGCATTAAAGCTCTTGTCGCTTTCGGTGATGTCGATGAGGGAGAGCTTGGAGGATGGGTAGAGAAAGAATCGAATGTAGATCATGACGGCAATGCGTGGGTGTACGGCAATGCGTGGGTGTACGGCAATGCGTGGGTGTACGGCAATGCGTGGGTGTACGGCGATGCGCGGGTGTGCGGCGATGCGCAGGTGTACGGCAATGCGAGGGTGTACGGCAATGCGCGGGTGTACGGCGATGCGAGGGTGTACGGCGATGCGCGGGTGTACGGCGATGCGCGGGTGTACGGAGATGCGCAGGTGTACGGCGATGCGCAGGTGTACGGCGATGCGGACTGGATCACCATATCACCTATCGGCTCAGAAAACGGAGTGCTGACCGCATTCAAGCAAAAAGACGGAAGCATCGTTGTTCGGAGTGGATGTTTCTCAGGGACTATTGAAGAATTTGAATCAGCAGTCAATAAACGACATGGCGATAATAAGTACGGTGAAATTTATCGTCATGTCATTTCATTAATCAAATTACGCCTGAGTTAACCATGTATCTAACAAAAGATGATTTATATCACATGGCGGTGTTTATACGCCTAGTTGGGAGTAAGTGAAGATGAGCGATGATGAATGCGATTCATTTTCAGATTATTGGAAGGATTTAAAGCCGTTCCTGAAGGAACGAAAAAGGCAGGCAAGGAACGCCGCACATGAGGGCATCAAGCGCTTCTTTGAAAGAAACGGCATTGTATTTGAGGAAGGAGATAACACGCTTATATTCAGAACACCACAAGGAACCGTGGCATATTACCCACCAAGCAAAAGGATGCAGCATAAATCAAAGTGGTTTGATGCAAGCCCAACCTTTTTAATGAATTACGTGAACAAATTAAGAAGCTAGTTATCTATCCGCATTTCCGAGTGCGGATAACTGACGATGACTTTTGCGAGACGCTTTGTTATCAGCTTCGGCTATGACGGCACTGCGGCCTCTATATAAAAAATGGAGCCAGCCATTATCTTAATCTGGCGAATAACTGAGGGATTAATTATGTGAACCGTAACAGTGAAGACTGAAAACTCAACCTCAAGCCGTCGATACATGGCGGCTTCATACCCATGCTGCTATCAGGCGGCATAGTTATGAATAAACAGGAGGGAGTGATATGTCTAGAACAAGATTTGATGCAGCAATGGACAAGCGAGCCAATTTAAAGGATTGCGAAGCTAATGGTTTAGTAGATGACAGCATGGACGTAAGAATGGCGCTTATGGCTAGAGTGGATAACGGAGAAATAACACTACAACAGGCTCAGGATGAGTTAAAGAAAATAAAGCGTAACGCAAAGAAGAATGGCTTGATGACACGCAATCAAGCATATAACGCTGGGTGATAAATCACACCCCACACCCGCATTACCTACTAATTAATCAATCAGGAGTTACCCAATGGCATATACCAATGTCGTGGCTATCCCTATGGGTAGCTCAAGTTTCGACGCATTTAAGTATTTCCAACACAACAGTAAATATATCCTCAGCGGAACCGCTAGTTTTAACCAGTCTCCGCCGCCTCGGAAAACAATTATCCAGATAATCATCGAGTTTCTAAACCGGAGGATTCAGCCGTGAAAACCCATCAGCAAATGATTGAGGATTTAACTGAATCATATGTCGCAATGCTGGGTAAAAATCAGGACGAACAGGAGTGGTTAGAGAACGAGGTGCTGAAGCGACTTAAAACAAAATCGCGAGGCATTAAGTTTAACAGCCTAAGAAACGCTCTCAATGATGTTATTCGTGCAGCGTTCAGCGAGGAAGTGTCATGGCTGACAGATCGGCATCCGGTAAACGCACACACCGACTCAGCGGCGTTTGAGGAGTATTTGTCTGGTGTTCAATACGACCTGATGCGCCACTGCGTAATCCTTGAGCGTGCGCTGGCGCTATCTGCGGCGGCGAATCCGACATATGAACGCCTGTCTACGGGCGAATGGGTATAACAGGAGATTGATGTAATGAGCGAGCAAAAGACGCACTACCGGAAAGCGTTCGACTCTCCATATTTGAGTAGCGCCGACATAGTAGAGCCAACGGTATTAACTATCGAAAGAGTGTCGCTTGAGTCTGACAAAACCAAAAAGACAAAGGATGTATTCAACACGGCGCATTTCGTAGAAAAAGAGCTTCGCCCCGGCGAAAAACTAAAGCCGATGATTCTCAATGCGACAAACAGCAAGACCATGAAGGCGCTAACAGGTTCGCCGTATATTGAGGATTGGTGCGGCGTGGCTGTAACTATTTATGTCGATACTAAAGTGAGATTCGGAAGCAGTTCCGTTGAGGGGTTACGGATAAGCCCCACGCGAGCCAGCAAGCAATTATTAACCCCATCCGCAAAACAGGCATGGAACAACGCCAAGTTGGCCTATAAACGAGATGGAGACCTAAGAAAAGTTCTCGAACGCATGGATATTTCAGAGGAACACCGTCAGCAGCTAATTAACGAATGCAGGGAGGCTGCGGCATGATTTGGCATGATATTCAGCAGAACACAGAGGAATGGGAAGCGCTGCGCGTAGGTAAGGCCACAGCGTCTAATTTCGGGCTAATCATGGCTAACGCAGGGAAAGCGTTTGGCGACCCTGCAAAGCGCTACGCCCTTCAGATTGCACTGGAGCAAATCAAGGGATGCAAGTCAGAATTCAGCTTTTCTAATGAGCACATGGAGCGAGGCCATGAACAGGAGCCTGTAGCGAGAATGCTCTACGAAGAAATGAACTTCATCGACGTAGATAATGGCGGATTTTTCGATCTGGGAACGTACGGAGATAGTCCAGATGGGTTAGTTGGTGATGATGGGGTAATAGAAATTAAATCCGTCATCGCCCCCACACATTACGCAACACTGAAGCGCGGAAGTTTTGACCCATCGTATCGCTGGCAGTTAGTCGGGCATCTGGATTGCACGGGGCGTGATTGGGTTGATTTCGTCAGCTACTGCGCCGATTTTCCAGAAGATAAACAATTGGTGGTATGGCGCCTTACACGCGAAGAATGCGCAGAAGAAATTGAATCCCTTCGTGAAAGACGCGATCATTTTTTATCTCTGGTAATGGAAGTGAAGCAATCAATATTGCAGGCATGAAAATGAAACGAACCCCATTCTATCGCCGAGGCGGAAGGGATTCCCCAAATAAAGGCATGAAGGAGAAAATAATCTGGCAATTGCAAAAACACGGTAGGCCAATGACAGGAAGTGAATTGGCTAAAATATTCAATATGGGATTGGACGAATTCAATAAAATTGCAAAAAGGATTGATGAACGCTCAACCATCGTTTCAGTGAAAGTTTCAAAGATAACGAACAATAGCGAAATTGATTTCCAGTATGAAATGGAGAGTAAGCCAAAATTGTCAATACCGAAAAGACAGGGAATGTCTCAGATTCGCGTTTCGTACAAATCCTTCGCAACATCCAGCCGCCTATCCAAAATTAAGCACATCGCCGAAGCCAAACAGCGCAGAGAGTTAATCGCTCGCGGCGAATATATATCGGGGTAAATCATGCCAGAGATAATTGACCGAGCTAACGAACTCGTAGAGTTAACAATTCAACACGCATTAGCTAACCGCCCTGCTCCGCCAGTATTTACGGGAAAGTGTCGCTATTGCGGAGAGAAAATAAATACAGGTAGTTATTGCGATGAATTCTGCCGCGATGATGACGAAAAGAGGATGAGAAATAAAAGATGAATATTCTGGAAATGGAAGGGTTCTTGCGCGGCAAATGCATCCCGCGAGACATGCTTGTTAATGAAACTAACGCCCAATATCTGATCCGTAAATTCTCAGAACTCGAACGGGATCGGGATGATCTTCAAGTTTCATATAATACCGTCAAGCACGAATATGACTCTTTAGTGGATAAAGTCAACAAGTTTATTGAGGAGGATGCTACATCCACTGACGCCGAATTGCGTGAGATAGGGGCAAAGGCGGTTGAGGATTTCGCCAAGGCGCTGCGCAAAAAAGGTGATGACGCATTCTTCGACGCTATTGCAAATGCTCAGGCAAATGCTGCTGATTTGTTCGCACAACAATTGCGGGAGGGGAAGGTATGAGCGGGACAATCCTTTGCCTATGCGACTATACGGGCATAATGTCTCAGCCATGGGTTGATGCTGGATATCACGCAGTATTGGTTGACCCGCAGCATCAAGAAGGGATCCATTCTGACGGAAGCGTAACGCGCATCGGTCATGTTATCGATCACCCCGTAACGTGGGATTACCTGCGTAGTCTCAATGATGTGGTCTTTGTTGCGGGATTCCCCCCATGCACTGACGTAGCTGTGAGCGGAGCGGCGCACTTTGAATCAAAACGAAATGCAGATCCTCACTTTCAAGCCAAGGCCGCGTTAGTTGCTGAGCAATGCCGGATTGTAGGAATGATGACCGGCGCTCCATGGTTTTTCGAAAACCCCGTTAGCGTGTTTAGTAGCATATTCGGTCGGCCTGATTACACGTTCAATCCGTATGAGTACGGCGGATATCTACCGCATGACGACGAACACCCAGAGCATCCGCAATACATTGCACCGCGTGATGCTTACCCGAAAAAGACCTGCTTGTGGACTGGGGGGGGGTTCGTCATGCCTGATAGATGTCAAGTTGAGTTTTGCGGGGGTTACTCTGACCAGCATAAAAAACTGGGGGGGAAATCAGACAGGACAAAAAACATCCGCAGCGCCACGCCTCGCGGATTCGCAAAAGCCGTTTACCTGGCTAACGCTCCGCATCTTAAGAGGATTGCAGCATGACCAACAAGCCGATTAGTGAAGTGATCGAAGAGGCAAAATTAAGCGCAACGGTTCTGGAATTTATCTCGCAGTTTGAAGCGTCAGAAATCGAAAGCGATGACGTCGATCTCCGGTTTGAAATTGATGGAGTAGATACCGGTTGCGACGTTTCCATTACCGATCAGTGCGGAAAAGCAGCAGGCAGCATCACGCGCCTCATCGACCACATTGCAGCCCTTGAGCAGCAGTTAGCAGCAGATCGGGCGCGCGTGGTGAAGCTGCCACGCGAGCACATAGGCGGTTTTTTGGACAGAGATGCAGTGATTAGCGCTCTAAATGCAGCCGGGATAAATGCTGAGGGGGAATAGATGGCGAAGCAACGTTTTTTGTTTACCGCTCCGATTAAGAAAGCAACCTACTAACCAGCCTCGCTAATGCGGGGCTTATTTTTGGAGATGATTATGGGAAAAGTAACTTTTGTGGTCGATTTTCCAGATGGACAAGAACCGTCTGTACACGCAGGAATGCAAATACTTGGCGGTAAACTGGCGGCGGTATCGTTTTTTGACGCCCTATCTCAAGCTGATGAATTATTTGAAGTGCTGGAAGAGATTGTATCTAACGCTTATGAGATAGAACACGATTACTACGGTCTGCAAGGTCATGAGGAATTCGACCCGAAGGAAGCCATAGCGAAGGCTGTCGCAATCATGGCTAACGCAAAAGGTGAATCATGAAGCGCCCAACCCCAGCAGCAACACTCGCCATAGCCGCTCTTGTAGCGGCTTTTTTGTGCTCTGTTTATGCCTTTATCTCAATTGTATGAATGCTGAAACAGAGAACGCTCTACGCAGCGTCGCAAAATCCTGTCGCAGCGAAATCATCACAGCTACCGCAGGCCAGCCGAAAAAAAACCACGACCCGATTATCACCCGCATTCTCGACAAACACGCTAAACGCATAACCGCCCTTCCGCCTGGTACGTTCAGTGCTAAACGCTGGCTGAGCTATTTCGTGCGTGTTGTGGATGCTGAAGCTAAGTGAGGAAATTATGTCAGAAATAATTCAAATTGTGCCGAATAAATGGGTGTCAGAGCGTCTATTGATGGCATTAACCGGCCTGTCAAAAAGCGCAATAAAATCGGCAAGAGAAAAGTCATGGATGGAAGGAAAGGAGTATAGGCACTACTCCGGAGACGGCCAGCCAAAGGACAATAGCCCCATAATGTATAACCGCCACGAGATCGATTTATGGATTGAAAGACAGCGTCCAGCGATCCCCCGCCAAAAATCTGCTTAAATACCCTCTCCTAACCATCTGGAGAAAACAACATGTCTAAATATCCAACGGGCGTAGAGTGCCACGGAGGTACTCTACGCGTTTGGTTTATGTATCAGGGGAAAAGATGCAGGGAAAGCCTTGCTGTTCCTGATACTCCGAAAAACAGGAAGATAGCTGGAGAACTTCGCACGTCAATATGTTTTGCGATAAAGACAGGAACTTTTAACTACGCAACACAGTTCCCTCAGTCCCAAAATCTTGCAAGATTTTCAATTGCATCTCCGGGTATTTCGCTAGGGAAACTATCTGATCGATGGATAGGGCTGAAAAGGATGGAAGTGTCAAAAAATACACTTCGTGGGTATCAATCATATATAGATGGATGCATAAGGGTCATAGGAGAAGAAAAAAACGTTAGCGATATCACCAATGAGGATATCTTAATGATAAGAAAGGAATTAATGATAGGGAATCAATCATACTCACATCCTGACCGCGCAAGTAAGGCCGGGCGTTCTTCTCGTACGGTTAACTCATATATGGGAATCTTGTCCGCTGTTCTGGAGTTTGCAGAAAGCAATGGATATATAGAAAAATCCCCAATGAAAGGGATTAAGCCACTTCGGAAAAGCAAACCAGACCCGGATCCATTAACGAGAGATGAGTACCAGCGCATGATTGCCGCGTTTACATCCGAACAAATTAAGAATTTGTGGGTTCTGGCGGTCAACACAGGAATGAGACATGGAGAAATATCCGCGCTTTCTTGGGAGGATATAGACACTGTGACATGGACAATAACAATATGCAGAAACATCGCAATTAAAGGACATTTTACGACGCCAAAAACTGAGGCTGGAAATCGTGACATAAAGCTGACTCAGCCAGCGATCCAAGCCCTAAAAAATCAGATGGCGTATACAAGAATGGGACGCCAACACGACATTGATGTTCATCTTAGGGAGCACAATAAGACTCGAAGGGACATGTGTACATTTGTTTTCGTGCCAAGCCTCACCGCAAGGAATGGGTCTGGAGGAAACTGGTATTCCCCTGGTTCTCTGGGAGACACATGGAATTATGCGCTTAAAAGGGCTGGAGTTAGGCACAGAAGAGCATATGAAAGCCGACATACTTTTGCATGCTGGGCATTGTCTGCCGGAGCGAACCCGAATTTTATCGCAGCACAAATGGGGCATACATCAGCGCAAATGGTTTTTAACGTTTACGGCAAGTGGATGAAAGACAATGACGGAAACCAACTTGCCATACTAAACGAAAATTTTAACCGAAATGCCCCAATGATGCCCCATGCTTCAAATGGAAGTTAA